TGATAAGCAGAGATATGAAATTCATAACAAGTTTATCACAAAGTGAGGAGGGGCGCAATGTCAAATGAGGAACTGGCTTTATTAGCCGCGGGAGGAGACGAAGCAAGTATGCACGCTCTTTACATAGCAGTGGCGCCGCTGGTGCTGAACCTGACAAGTAAATACTTCCCACTTTGCGCGGGAAAGATTACTGATCCGGAAGACCTAATCCAGTGCGGATACTTCGCAGTTTGGGAGGCAGCAAGAGCATTTGACCCCGCTCGTGGCTGCAGGTTCACTACTACCCTGCAATACCACGTCCAGAATGTATGCTGGAAGCAACTCGGTTTTCGTAGAAAACAGCTTGAAACGGTTTCTCTTTCCACCCCGATCGACAATGACGAGGACCTAACCATAGAGGACATGATAGAAGACCCAAAAGCCAACATATACGATTACATCGAGCTGAACGAAATGCAGAAGGTCCTCAGGGAAGCGGTAAACAGCCTACCAGCTCTCCAGAAATACATAATTTACCGTTATTACTTTGGAGAGGCGACCATAGAACAAATAGCCTCGGAGCTCAGGAGGAGCAAGAATACGGTATCCAGCATGCTAAAAAAGGCATATTACGAATTATCCTGTCAGCAGTCTGTATGGGATATCTGGGAGGCATACAGTGAGGAAGAGTTAACAGAATTCTGCTCACCACTGGATTATGCAATAGCGATGGAGGCCGCAGCTGCAAAAAGGGAAAAGATCGTGCAAGTCACAACGAATCAGAGCGGGCTCGAAATGATATGAGGAGGTGCCAAAAATGAGCAATGCAAAAAGCAAGGAACGAAAAAAAATAATCAAAGCCGCGCTTCAGCGATATAGCGAAGGCATGTCAACAGAGGAAGAGCGGGAAATCTTGATAGAAGCGATGAGGCGCTATCGTGAAGAAGCGAAAAAAAGGGGCAAGGGCATACCTTACAATGCGCTTATTCTTCGGTATTTTGCCGACAATCCTCAGACGTTTTCTCAAATCGCTGCCCGGCTGCTTTGCACCCGAAGGACTGTGTTCAAGTATTTAATAACTGGCTATTATTTTTTAGCACCTCACATATTCGGAATAGACGGCGTCTACCTTGTTGCACCTGACGACAGACTGAAAGAACACGATAAGCAAAGACGGAATTATGCGAATACTAAGCAACTGCTGGAGAATTACAGGATACTTAGGAGCTATATTCAGGAAATTGACCTCGAGGTCGAACCGGAAGCGTGGAATCCTTTAGAGATATTAGAGGGCTCTGACGGATTTACCTTGTCAGACAACAAATTGAGCTTTGAGATGATAAAGCAAAACCAACTGCGTACGAAAATCATCCTCGACTATATTGATAACGCCGTTTGGGAATACCGCTCCAGCTGTGAGCGGGCAGGCACGGAAGATGCGCAGCGTCGGTACCGCATTTTTATGGCGTATTTCCTCGATAAGGAAGCCCTCCCGATAGACCAGATCATGGAGCGGGAGCAAGTAAAACAGCGTACCGTTTACAGGGATATAAAAAAAGCTATAGGGAAGCTGGCCTGTAGGATTTACACGCCGCGCCAGCATGACCAAGCAGAGAGAGGAGGTGAAGAGGATGACGTTCTTTCCGACAGCAGAATTTAGGAATCAGGACCGAGCTGAGTACATAAAGAAGCTGAAACTGCGGCAAGAACTTCAGCGGCAGCAAGAGGAGGCAATAGCAGCTGAATTAAAGGCCGCAGAAAAGCCGCCGAATTTACAGGCCGCCGAAAAGCTTTCCAAGGCACGAGAGGATTTCAACAGAATACAGGTAGGAGATCCCTATACCATGGAGCAAATGAAGAAAGTCATAGGCGGTTTATTCGATGTACTGGACTATTTACTCAGCGAAAAAAATCAACAAGGAGGTGAGTGAGATGCAAGCAGTTTTTAGAATCGAAGTACCGATCGAGGTACAGGACAAGACCGACCCCGGCGTATCGCAGGCGACCAATAAAATGAATGGCTTCGATAGAGCCAACCAGAGAACACAAAAACGGTTACAGGAAATGAGCAGAGCAAAATACCAAGTCGTTTTAGATGCTCTTGACAGGGCCTCAAGCGTCGTGGGCAGAGTATCATCCAGTGTGCGGAGCTTTGCAGGCAAGACATTCACCTTCACTATGAAGGTGCTTGACATCGCCACGGCTCCCCTGCGTGGGATCTGGAACATGGTGACGTCCATTCAAGGCGCAATTTTAGGAGCGACCGGAGCGTTTGCTGGATTTTATAAGCCAATGAGCATAGCGGCAGACTTTGAGCAAACGCAGGTAGCTTTTGAAACACTGCTCAAATCAGCCGACAAAGCAAAGCAGTTTTTAGCCGATGTGTCAGATTTTGCGAACAAGACTCCGTTTGAATTCGACGAGCTGACAAACAGTAGCAAGTTATTGCTGTCTTTCGGATTTGAAGCGGATAAAGTGCTCGACATCATGAAAACCATTGGCGACACAGCCAGCGGACTCGGGGCAGGATCAGACGGTATCGACCGAATTACCAGAGCGCTCGGTCAGATGCAGGCAAAAGGACGAGCACAGACAGAGGAACTCCTGCAGCTTCAAGAGCTGGGCGTTCCTGCGGCTCAAATCCTTAAGGAGGAGCTCGGGCTCACCGCTTCTCAAGTGGCGAACATCGGCAATGAAAGCATCGAAGCGTCCAAGGTTATCAGCGCTCTTTTGACTGGTATGGATAAGCGCTTCGGCGGCATGATGCAAAACCAGAGCAGGACAGCAAAAGGAATGCTTTCTACCCTTTCCGACACACTCAAAAATAGCCTACTCCGCCCGTGGGGGCAAGGACTATGGGAAGGCATCAAGCCGGGGCTTACAAAACTGACAACATGGATAGAGGAGAACAGCGAAAGCATCGCCGGTTGGGGCGAGGCTTGGAAAGAGGCCGGAGCAAGCATCAGCAAATGGGTAATGGATAAAGTCGAAGCCCTGCGTGCCAGCGTCCAAAGAATGGTCAATTCTCAAGAGTGGAAGGAAGCAAAAACATTCGGTGAAAAACTGAAAATCGCGTGGAATACCATCATTGCCGAGCCGTTCAACGACTGGTGGAACAGCACCGGGAAAGCATGGCTGTCAGATAAAGCGGCCTCCATAGGCAGAGGAATCGGCAGCGGCATCAAAACCGGTTTGCTGGCACTGCTCGGCATCGACGTGAGTGAAACCCTGAACGAAGGCAAAGGCGTGGGCTCGAGCTTTCTTCAAGGCTTCAAGGAAGGCTTTGACATAGAGCAGATAACAGAGGCCCTGAAAACATGGGCAGAGAACAACAAGGAAATCGTAGCAGCTCTCGGAGTTATCCTCGGAGGAAAGCTCATAGGCGGAATTTACAAAGGCGTGAAAGAAGCCAAGAGCCTCATCACAGACTTAAAGAACATTTTCAGCAAGGGGAGCGGGAACACATTACCGGGAGCCACACCGTCCGCTTACATGACAACCACAATGACTGTTACAGCGAGCGTGGTTAATGTGTATGGAGGCGTCGTAAATAACGCAGGAGAGGCTGCCAGAACAGCCGTTAATCTGCTTACATCTGCTGGTGGAGCCGCAGCCGGAACAGCAGCGGTCACTGCAGGAGCTGCCGCAAGCAAGGCACTTCTCACAGGCGGCTCGCAGCTGGCGCTTCCCGGTACAGTAAGTGCAGCGGGCACTATGGGCAAGTATATAATCACGGCGCCCACGACGGCTGCCGGAACAGACATTGTCCTCGGCTCGACAGGCAGCGCACTTATGGCTGGACTGGCCAAGCTGGGGATTACCCTCGGCAGCACAGCAACCACAGTAGGCGGAGCTGCAGCTGCAGGCGCAGCAGGAAGCACAGGTATAATCGGCGGCATCCTTGGCCTCGGCAGCGCAGCAATTGACCTGTTCCAAGGTATAGGAAAGGGAAAATCCGGAGACAAAAAAGGAGCCAAGGACGAATATGTCACAGCCGGAACGAAGGCCGGAATGGTCGGAGCAGGCGCAGCTACCGGAGCTCTTATAGGTTCCGTAGTACCCGGCGTAGGAACGGCCATCGGCGCACTCGTGGGCGCAGGCGTAGGCGGCGTAGGCGCGCTTCTTGGAGGCGACAAAGCAGGCAAGGCCCTGTCGGACGCAAGCGACTCGGGCGGCTGGCTTTCAAACGCAGGGAAAGCGATCGGAGACTTCTTCACGAAGACCCTGCCGAAAGGATGGAACAGCTTCTGGGGAGGCATCGGGAGCTTTTTCACGAGCACAATACCCCAGTGGTGGGGCAACCTGAAGGACGGCATATCGACGTTTTTCACAGAGACGATACCGGAGAAATGGAGCGAATTCTGGGAAGGCGTCGGAGACTTCTTCACGGAGACGGTCCCATACGCCATAGGTTATGCAGCCGGAAAGGTCGAGACATTCTTCACGCAGGATATCCCGGAGTTTTTCGGTAACCTTTGGAGCGGCATTTCAACATTCTTCACTTCTACCCTGCCAACATGGGCGTCCAACGTCTGGAACAATAACATCGTTCCATTTTTCACGCAAGACATCCCGGCGTTCTTCGGCGGGATATGGACCGGGATAAAGACGTTTTTCACATCGACGCTCCCAACATGGGCATCGAACACGTGGAACAACAACATAGTCCCGTTCTTTACACAAGATATTCCGGCATTTTTCGGTGGGTTTTGGAATGGAATATCGACCTTCTTCACTTCCGCCCTGCCGACGTGGGCAGCGAACGTATGGAATAACAACATCCTACCGTTTTTCACGCAAACCATACCGCAGTTTTTCACGGACGTCTGGAATGCAATAAGCGGCTTCTTTACCCAG